GGCGCAATGGCCGCCGCTGGCCCGTGGGCGGCACTTGCGGCGATCATCATGTTCAACGAAGAGAACAGCCGCAAGAAGGGCTACCGCGCCGAGGATCGCAAGGAACGGACCATGGACCAACTGACGGGCAAGGTGCTAACCCAGGACATCGAGCACAAGTGGGGGCCGAAGGAAGACAAGTGGACCGGCGGCAAGGCCAGCAAGTGGGGTCTTGTCGGTGACCAGAAGGGCGCCAGCCAAATCATGTCCGGGCGTATCGGCCCAGGGTTTAAATCCCTCTGGAATGAGGGTTCCATCGCAAAAATCAGGAAGCTTTTCTAATGGCTCAGAATCCGTTCTACGTCGACCCTGGCAACGACTTCAGCTCAGGCCTCGCTGGCCTGAGCAACACCATGGCAAACATCCGGCAGGCAAAGATCCAAGAGGCAGAGGTCAAGCGCCGGCAGGAGAGAGAAGAGCGCGCCCAGAAGCGGTTCGAGGAAGTCCAAGGCGCAGCCATGCAGGCGTTCGAAAGCCAAGACCCTGACGTCATCGCTCGCACCTCGATCAAGTACCCGGAAATCACCGAGATGCTGAAGCAGACGACAGGGCTTCAGGACGAACTGAAGAACCGGGAGGCGCTTGGGTTCACCCGGGCGTTCGCCACAGCATCGCCTGAAAGCCGGCCTGCGCTCTATGAGCAGCGCATTCAGTCAATTCTGGATCGCGGCGGCGACCCTACCCACACCATCCAGTCGTACCAGGACTACATGCAGAACCCTGAGGCCGAGACGCGCGACGTGATCAGCTACTGGGCCGGCATCGATCCGAAGGGCTACAGCGTCTACAGCGATGAGCAGAAGGCCGCACAGAAGGCTGCGCTGGAACAGCAGAAGATGGAGCGCGAAGACATGCGCTTTGAGCGTGCCGAGGCCGGCCGGAATGCTCGCGCCTACGCCCGCGCCGCCTCGACTGCTGGCGGCAGCGCATCGGACAAGCTGACGGCCAACCGCAAGGACTTCGAGTACTACCAGAACCTCAAGCGGGAAGATCCGGTGGCGGCCACCGAGTTCGGGCGTCAAGCCGGGTTCGTCAGTAAGGAAGGTAAGGAGCTTTCCGCGAACGTTCAGAAACGCCTGTCGACCGCGATCGATGCTGCTGTGTCTGCCGAAACTAACATCGGCAAGTTCACCAACCTGGCCAATGAGATCGAGAAGTCGGATATCAGCGGCGGCCTGATCGGTTCAACCTTCTCCGAAAAACTCAAGGACATCACCGGCGAGCAGGACGCGAACACCACTCTGCGCAAGGAGTACAACGCAATCAAGGCATCGCAGGTCGTCAACAACCTGCCGCCTGGGGCTGCGTCTGATGCCGACGTCGCTCTGGCCATGTCTGGTTACCCAAGCGACCGGGCGAACAAACAGCAGATCACCAGCTTCCTTCGCGGCCTGTCCAAGGTTCAGAAGCTCAATGCGGACTTCAACAACTTCAAGGCCGATTACATCTCGGACAACGGCAGCGAGCGGGGCATGCTCCAGGCATGGAAAGAGCAGGGTAAGCAGGGAACGCCGAAGCCGGCTGCCGCGGCCAAGCCTGCGGCATCTGATGGTTGGGAGATCATAGACTGATGGAAACTCAAGAGTACAAAGTCAAAGCTCCAGATGGCCAAGTGATCAAGCTGCGCGGCCCAGCCGGGGCGACTCAGGATCAGGTCATTGCTCAGGCCAAAAAGCTCTACAGCCAGCGCCAAGAGCAGCAGACCACGCTTCAAGAAATGCTGCCCGAGGTATCGGCCGATCAGCCAACTGCAGCGCCACCTTCGGCAGCTATGGCTGAAGAGCCTGGAATGCTCGACAAGCTCGGCGCCATGATCACCGGCAGCGACCGGCAGACTCGCGCCACTCAGGAGCTTCCTGAACTTCAGAGTTCTGGCCTTCTGAACGGGCTCGACATACCAGAAGGGAAAGGCGCAGCAGTAGCGGCGGCGCTGGCGACCATGACCGACCCACAGGAGATCGCGCAGACCCTCAAGTCGTTGTCGCCAGAGATCGGCATCCAGCAGGACGAGAAAGGAAACCTGATCGCGGCAAATAACGCTACCGGCGTCCGCGCAGTCATCAATAAGCCAGGTTTCACCGGCCTTGATGCACTTCAGGCGCTGGGCATCGGCGCTGCGTTCGCCCCATCGGGCAGCGTGGCTGGTGCTGTGGGAGGAGGCGCAATCAAGCAGGCTCTGGCGCTTGGAGCGGGCTCTGCGCTTACTCAGGCGGCCATTGAGGGCGGCCAGGCCGCTGCCGGCGGTGACTTCGACGCCAATGAGGTGGCCGCCGCTGGTGCTCTCGGAGCGGCTATGCCTCTGGTTTCTGGCGCAGCCGGCGCTACAGTTGACGCAGCCAAGCGCAGCATTCAAGCCGTTCGCGGGGCGCCCGCGGCTCAATCTGAGCTTGTCCAGGCAGCGAAGAGCGCCAACATCCCCCTGATGACGACCGATATCGCGCAGCCATCGACATTTGTTGGCAAGTCCGCGCAGACCCTCGGCGAGCGCATCCCGCTTGCCGGAACGGGCGGGCTGAGAGCGACGCAGCAAGAAGCCCGCAAACGCGCCATACAAGAGCTCGGCGACCAATACCCGACACCAAAGGCTGATCAGGTCATTGAAAGCCTCAAGGCTCAGAAGTCCAAGGTCATGCAGGCAGCAGGGAAGCGCTATGAAGAACTGCTGCCGATGGTGGACAGCCTCGGGCCGGCACCATACCCGAAGACAACCCAAGCGATTGACGATGCAATAGCCGAACTATCGAAGCCTGGTGTTGTGTCGAGCAAGGAGGCATTGCAGGAACTTCAGCAGTTCAAGGACACGCTCAGTTCTGCGCCACAGAGCTACAGCACCCTGAAAGAGAACCGCGGCGCTCTGCGTGAAGTGGTTAATTCGTACGATAACCAGGGGCGCAGTCAGTTGCCGTCAAGAGCCAAGGCTCTGATGAACCGGGTTTACTCAGCGATCAGCAACGATATGAGCGAGGCGGCGGCGAACGCGCTTAACCCCCGGGATCTGGCCAGGCTCAAGGCGGCAGACTCGATCTACCGCGGGCAGGCTGAGAAGCTGACGAAGACCAGGCTGAAGAACGTTCTGGACAAGGGCGACGTGACCCCAGAAGTCGCCGAAAGCCTGCTGTTCAGCACAAAACGCAGTGAGGTGAAGAACCTCTATGACTCTCTGGACGCCAGCGGACGCGATGCGGCACGGGCGACAGTCATCCAGCGCGCCCTGACGAAGGCCGGCGGCCTGGACAATCCGTCCCCAGAAAAATTCATATCCGAACTTCGGCGTATGGAGTCGCAGACCGGGATATTGTTCAAGGGGGAGCAGCGTAAACAGCTGGAAGGGTTGAAGCAGGTCCTTGCGGCCACCAAACGAGCCGGGGAAGCCGGCGTTCAGACCGCTACCGGCCAGCAACTGTATGCACCGATTGGCGCGGCGGCAGCAGGATCTTTGATTGGCGACTTCGGGGCTACGCTTGCGGCGGGGGCGTCGGTTGGCGCTCTGGCTAGGGCTTACGAAAGCCCGGTCGTGCGCAACGCAATGATCAGAATTGGTTCTTCGCCTAAATCAGAGGCATCTAAGCGCCTGGCTTTGCAGCTTGCTCGGCAATTGAACGCCGGAGTACAAGCAGCACGCTCTCAGCAAACTGGAGAGCAAGAACAGTAAGGAAGATGGAAGCGGCAAGCTGTAACATGATTTCACCTCAAATCAAACCAAAATGGTGGGCGCAATGGCAGATGAGAACGAAGTAAGGCTACCGTACAGCTACTACCCGGACCCCACAAGAGGACGACCGGTCTTCAATGGGTCGATTTACGTCGGGCAGCCAGACACAGATCCGCAAGTTTCGGTGAATCAGCTCCCGGTTTCGGCGGTGCAGGAAAACGGCATTACCGTGCCGATTTCGCAGCCGATCAAGACAGGGGCTGGCGGCGTGCCGATGCTGAATGGCTCGCCAGTTCAGCTCCAGGTCAGCGGCGAATACAGCATAAAGGTTCTGGATAGCTACGGGGCTCAGGTCTACTACGCCTCATCGTTGATTGCCGGCGTTCGCCCGACGACCATTATCCGGACACAGCTTGTACCGCTAAGCATCAACCTCAGCAACCGGTTCATCAACGCCTACCTGTTTAACTCAAACACCAGCTGGACGGCGTATTACGATGGCCACAAGCCCGGGCTGGACCTGGGGCTGATTGGGTCGACGCCGTTCGACATCGAAAACATCCCTACGCTACGTTTCGACCTGGCGCAGAACACTTCAACGACTGACCTTGGGGGGATCGCATAATGGCCGATCAACTGCAACTTCGCCGCGGCACTACGTCGGAAAACCTCGCCTTTACTGGCGCGCAAGGGGAGGTGATTGTAAACACCGACACCCACGCACTGGTAGTTCACGATGGGGCAACCGCGGGCGGCTTTCCGCAAGCCACGGCGCCGCAAGTGAATGAAGGTACGTTCTACTACAACGAGGATGCCGGCTCAGCCGCAAACGCCTATCTTCTGGTGCCGAAGGCGAACACGAACGCGCCATCCAGCTACAAAGATGGCGTGCAGTTCGGTTTCGTTTCGATTCACCCGAACCTTGCCGGCCCATGCACGGCAAACTTCATCGGGCTTGGGGTAAAAAGCCTCAAATACCCTGGCGGCGTAGACCCGTTGGCCGGCGAAATATTTGGCCGTGTTTACCTGATCTACGACTCTGCGAATGACTGGATGGAGATCCAGCGCAAATCGGTTGCCCCGCCTCCACAAATCCGGACCATTGGCGCCTCTGTATCCGCCAGCGCGCTAACCGCAACGCTCGCTCCATGCCTTGTGGATTTTCGGGCCTCCTCGCTTGGCAGCGGCACCATCACGGCGCAAAGCGTCACCGCTCAAATCTCTATCACTGCTCCGGCTGGCGCAACACTGGGCACTGCAAGTGGTGTGCAAAGCCGCATCATTGTGCTGGCAATCCTCGGCCCAAGCGCTGTAGAGCTGGCGCTGGTAAACCTGTCTGGCAGCGTCAACCTCGACGAATCCACGCTGATCAACACAACCGCCATAACTTCAGGATCGAACGCGAACAACGTGGTTTACTCAACCACAGCACGAAGCGGCGTCCCTTTCCGGGTGATGGGCTACATCGAGTCGACACAGGTCACGGCCGGCACATGGAGTACGGTGCCAAGCACCATTCAGGGCCAGGGTGGGCAAGCGCTCGCCGCTCTATCCAGCATTGGCTATGGGCAAACATGGCAGAACATGATTGGCTCGCGGGCATTCGCCACGACGTACACCAACACAACAGGAAAACCGATTTTCATCTACGTGGCTGGGACTTCGACATCGTCAAACTCCATGTCTATCACGATAAACGGTGTTCAATACCTGTTGAGCACGGCTGTAGCTGCCGCTGATCGTGCTCAGGCGAGCGCGCTTATACCGGCTGGTGCGACGTATTCTGTCGACTTATCTGCAGGGACAAAAACGCTTACGATTTGGAGCGAGCTGCGATGATCGATATTCAAACGGAAACAGAGGCTACCCCAATGAAATACTTCCTTGCGCCCAGTGGCGAGTTGTTTGCATTCGAAGAGGATGGGTCGCAGGATTCATTCATATCGCCAGCGTTTGTTCCGCTGAGCGGTGAAGAAGTGTCCGCCATCCGTGCGCAGCAAGAAGCAGCCCAGGCGCCCACTCTTGAGCAGAGCCTTGAACTGGCGACGGCAAAGCATGACGAGCTATTGTCGCTCGCTGGGCTGCGCATCGCGCCGCTTCAGGATGTTGTCGATCTTGGCGAGGCGTCGGCTGATGAAGTTGCCGCTCTCAGGCAGTGGAAGCAGTACCGGGTAGCAGTGAATCGAGTCACCACGCAAGTGGGGTTCCCGGTTTCAATTGAATGGCCTGAGCCGCCAGCGCAATAAATGTAAGAGCGCCCGGGCGTAACTTCCCGGGCGTACTATTCTGTCTCTGCGTAGCTGCTCCTATGCCTAAAACCCAATGGAGCGCTCGACATGAAAAACCTATTTATCGCTTTATTCCTACTCCCTTCGCTGTGCCTCGCAGCGCCGTTTGACATGCTGATCCAGCAGAGAAACATCGCCGATACCGCGACGCTTACTCGGGTTGTCCCGATTCCGGCTCAGGGCATTTACAGCCTTATGGGCGTGAAGTCAGCAGACAATCTCCCCGCCATGTTCCGGCTCAGCCAGTCGTTCGACATCCAAAACGGTGTGCTTGTTATGGCCGTGCTCTGGGATGAGGTGCTGAACAAGCCGGCATTCTCAACGGTGGCCACCAGCGGCGACTACAACGATCTGATCAACAAGCCTTCGTTGGGTCAGGTCAATTCGGATTGGTCGGCGACGTCTGGCGCGGCAGAGATACTGAACCGGCCTTCTCTGTCGGCTGTTGCGACGTCCGGGGCCTACTCAGACCTATCTGGCACGCCATCCATCCCGGCAGCACAGATCAACAGCGATTGGTCCGCAGCAAGCGGCTTGGCGCAGATCCTGAACAAGCCCACCAGTCTGGCCGGGTATGGCATTTCGGACGCTTACCCGCTGACTGGCAACCCTTCTGGCTTCTTGACGGGCGTTACCAGCGGGCAGGTCACTGGCGCGCTCGGGTTCACCCCATACAACGCCGATAACCCGTCGTCGTTCATCACTCAGGCCGGCGCTCGATCGGCGGTGACATTGACGACTACAGGCACTGGCGGGGCCGCTACGTATAACCCGTCAACTGGCGCGCTGAACATCCCGAACTATGCGCCAGGCACCGGTACCGTAACGAGCGTCACCGCCGGTGCGGGACTCAGCGGGGGCGCTATCACCACCAGCGGAACGATCAGCATGCCGAGTGTCGGTACTGCTGGCAGCTACTCAGGCGTGACCACAGACGCTCAGGGGCGAGTGACGGCAGGCACCAATCGCAGTCAGTCGGCGGCAACTCGCACCCTGAACAGCGTGTTTCAGGTGAGCTCTACCCGGGATGCCAGCGTTCGGTACGCGGTGCAATGCACGGTCACGGCCACCATCGGCGGCGGCCAAGATGGGGATGTGTTCCTTGATATCGCCAGTGACAGCGGGTTCACGGCGAACGTGCAGAGCATAGACGTCGCGCCATGCAGCCAGACCTATACGCTGGCTGTGGCGATCCAGGGTGTTCAGAATAGCCCTGCGAACGTCGGCGGCTTCGTGCCGGCTGGGTACTACGCTCGAATCCGCACCGTCAACAACGTGGGAACACCGGTGTTCGCTTATCGGCTCGGGCA